GCCTGCAAAGGGATCGCGAACCGAGGTTGCCAAACGCTTCTCACCAAAGAAGGTGATGTAACCGGGCAATGTCTGGTCGTAGCGGCGCATGACCATGTTCAAGCGGTCGATGATGGTGTGGAAGCGGCTCCAGTCAGCAAAGTACATTGGGTACAGGCTGGTAGTGCCAGCAGTGCCAGTAGTTGTCTGGCTAGGATTGTCCAGATACTTGTTGACCACCACATCAAAGCCCAACAGACGACCAACGATGCCGTTGGTTTCCAGAGGGGACATACGCTCAAACACGGGAGTGCCGTTGTCGTCAACCAAGCCACGGATTTGCGACAGCAAAACAGGACTCACGACAAACTTTGCGCTTTCAGTCCAGTACTGCTGTGGCAGTGCGTAGATGAAGTTCACAACGTCTTTGTAAGTGATGTTTGCAGCGCCAACAGTGTTAGCGTTGGAAGTCAACTGGTCGTAGGTAGCCAAGCTGTGCAAGCCAGATGTGGAACCAGTGCCAGACGAACCGAAAGCAGCAGTAGAAGTTGTACCGCCAGTGTAGGTGGAGTTAGCGCCGCCGTACTGGTCCAAACCACGCAGGCCATCAGCGCCGCCAGTTGCAACGGTAGTGCCGTCACCGCTTTGGTCGTTGTTGGAAATCATGGACAGAGCTTCGTTCTGTGCAAATTCGGCCAACATGTCATCAACCACGTTTGCTTCCAAGCCATCAATGTCGTCCAAAGCCGCAGTACGGATTGGGAACTGAACGTTGATGTCCTTCAGGACGATTTGCCAGATGGAAGTGTTTTCAGTTGTGGGCGTACCGTTGTTCTGGATGCCGTAGCCCCATTGAGCGCCAGCGTTGCCAGTCTTGACACGGAACTGATAGCTGGAGCCGTCAGTAGCCACAGTGCGAGACACGCCGCGCAAGGGGTTAGCCAAACGCAGAGCAGCAAACACTGGATCGTAAGCAGTACGACCACCCTTGCCATCACCGCCAGCGGTCAAAGCAGAGGCTTCTTTCATGTACGCATCCATCTGCGACTCGTCAGCGAAAATCTTCAGTTCTTTCTCAAAAGAAGACTTGCCGTTGACAACAGCTTTCAGTTGCTCACGAACCGACTTGTTCACATCGCCGCGAACAGTCTTTTCAGGCTTGATGACAGCGGGAGCTTGCACGGAGGCAACTTTGGCTTCCAGAGCAGCAACCATTTCGCTGAACTCGGCCTTGACGGCTTCAACAGCAGCGGGGATTTTGGCTTCTACAGCCACGATGCTTTCAGCCTGCTTGGCTTCGATAGCATCCAATTTTTCGATGATTTCTTTGGACATGATTAACCTTTCAGTCGTTTGTCGAGGAGTTTAAGAAACTCACGTTGCTCAAGAGCAGCAAGAATTTCAGCTTCGGTTGCCTCCGCATCAGAATCACTCTGAGTTGGCGCAGTTTCAATAGGCTTTCCAGCAACATCACGCTGCTCAATCACCGTCTTGAACACAGATGCGGCGGCAACCGACATCTGCTTGGACAGACCTGCATCCCGCAGGGCTTCTTCCAATACCTTGAGGTCAGCGGAGCCGTCTTCACGGAAGTACTCCAGCTTCTTGACCTCTGCCTTGGGGTTGTTGGGATACATCACAACGCTAGTCTCGCGCAAACCACCTTTGGTGATCTGGAAGTAGCCGTCTTCGTAGTAGTCGCCAGAGCCAGCAGGGAATGCCTCGCCGTCATCCTTGACCCACTGATATTCGTCAGCATAAGCGCCAACAGAAACGCCGCCAAACATGTTGGGCGACTCAGACATCACTTGGTAAAGGTCAGCACCAGCCGTTGTGTTCATGAACAATCGGCCTTTGGCGCTCATGCCCTCATCGTCCATCTCCAACTCTGTCCGAGATGCCAATCATGGCAGGCGGCACACCAAACAAACCACAGATACGCTTCATGGTTTGCAGCTTCAAAGCAGCAGCGTCAGCGTCTTGCAGGTTCAGCATTTCCAGCTTCTGGTATTTCATGCCTTGGTCGAGCAACATGCCCTGACCGGGCTTGCTTGGGTCAGAGTTCTTGCTGCCAGTCATGTTGGCCCAAGCCTCTTTCAGTCGAGCAGCAACTTCCTTGTACTTGCCGTCAGGAACAACTTGCTCCGTCACAAACATGCCAGATGGCTTTGCGCCGTTCTGCATGACAAAGTTGGCGTACAGGTCAATGTCTTGGTCAAGGCCGACAAGCTCAGTCGCCAAGATGCCTTTGTTGAAACCAGCCGAACCTTGCCAAGCCATCTCTTTGCAGTGCATGACTTGGTGCGCGGCCAAAGGCTCATCCTTGCTGAAGCCGTAGCTTGGCGTAGACAGGCGGTAGGACGGGTAACGGGTAGGCGTAATCTGAGCAGCAATCAGTGTGCTGTCCAAGATGTACATTTCCAGAGGAGTCTCAGTCGAACTCTTCTGGTCTTTGCGCCACCACAAGGTGAACGACTCGCCAGACAACTCGTACCACATGAGCCACTGATACCAGAACTCATATTTGCTCTGGAAGTTGTTGGGGTTGCCGAGCAGCTTGGCAACTTGCTTGGCCTTGGCTTTGTCCCGAGTGCCAACTTTGTCAGAACGGATGGCATCAACAGTCTGGCCTTCCTCTGTCTCGTAGCAAACCTTGATTGGCAACTGAGCAAGCGCCCGAGCCTTCAAACCAACGCAAGCCATGATGGTGCTGTTGCGACTCAGCACCGACATGTCCACACTACGGCCAGCAGTGGTTGCGCTGGAGGTCGTTACATACAGAATCTGGGTATTGACAGTCGGACGCTTGTTATCGCCTTGATAGACGATGTTGTTGCCCAAAGCAGTCTGACCGAACAGTGTGTTCGCTTCATTTTGGGCTGTGTTTTTGCCCTTGAAAACGTCAAGAATACCCATGATTCGCTCCTATTTCCGCATACTTTACCACTCTAGCGACCTAAAGCCAAATGAATCGCTGACAAATACGTTGTCCAAATGGCAGTGCAAAGCCATAATCATCGCAATAATACCGTCAACTTTGGCGCTTGGGTCGGCTTCGTTCTTCCTCACCTTTACGTTTCCGTTGACATCAATGTAAACCTCGCAGTTTCCAAGCTGCCAACCCACAAAAGGGTTGCCTTCATGCTTGATTGCCTTCTTCAGGATCAACTGCTCAGTCGTTTTGGATGGGTTTGACAACACAGCCATGCCCTGACCAACCTTCTTCACGGGCAAGCCATCCGCGCAGAAGTCGAAGCCTCGACAGGAACGCTTACGGCATCTGATGAACTGCTGGTTGGCACACTGGTCATCACAGTAGACAGCTTGCTGACTGCCGAAATCAACATTCGTGAAATGGGCCATGTCACTGTCTACGGGAACAACGAAGGCGTGACAGCTTGGTTCAAGATTCGCACTGAGATGGCTGACAAGGCTATCAAGATGCTGGCCGAATTGGGTCTTGTGGCCCGTGGCCGTCCAAAGTTGAAGGCAAAAGTGAGTGACGTAGATGAGCTATTCGCCACTGCTTAACCCTGCGTTTGAGTATGCGGTAGCGGTAACTCGGGGTGACATTCAGGCGTGTGAGGATGTCAAACTGGCTTGCCAACGGTTCTTGGATATGGTCGAACGTAAGGATGCGCCTTACGAGTTTGTCCCTGCCAAAGCTGAACACATCCTCAAATTCGTCAAGTTCTGCCGCCATGTCAAAGGCCCGGATGCCGGGAAATCCATTGAGCTACAGCCTTTTCAGGTCATGTACTTGGCGGCTATCTACGGGTTCAGGGACAGAAAAGACCACACATATCGCTATGTCACTGATGTCATTTTGTTCGTGCCTCGCAAGTCAGGCAAGACAACCATTGCGTCCATCATTGCTTTGTATGAGTTGCAGTTTGGTGATGCTGGCGCTGAAGTGTTTACTCTGGCTACCAACAGGGATCAGGCAAGTATTTGCTTTGATTCGTCCAAGGCTATTGTAGAAAACATGAAGCCTGAATTGGGGGCCAAGTTCATTGCCTACCGCAGTGAATTGAAGAAGGCTGGCGACTCGACCTCTACTTATCGGGCGCTGTCACGGGAAAACCGTAAAACTGGTGATGGTAAAAACCCGTCCTGTGCCATGATTGACGAGGCGGCTCAGATCACTGAGAGACAGTCGATTGAGGTGCTGCACTCGGGTATGGGCGCACGGAAGAACCCGCTGCGGATGTACCTGACCACTGCCAGCTTCACCAAGGAAACCAAGTTCTTTGAAGACCTTTCACACTTTCGCAGTGTCCTGCGTGGCGCTGCTGCTGATTCTTTCCGCTGGTTTGGTCTACTCTATAGCATTGATCCCGGCGATAATTGGGCTGATCCTGCGGTATGGGGCAAAGCGAACCCGATGCTTGGGGTTTCGGTCACAACTCAGCACATTCAGCAGATGGCTGAAGAAGCCGGGGCAAAACCAGCATCGCTGAACGAGTTCCTGTGCAAGCAACTGAACATCTATGTGTCTGCCAACACCGCTTGGGTTGACCGTAGATATTGGGATGAGTCGATTACGCCGCTTCCTGAAGACAAGCCAGAATCGACATTTGTTGCGTTTGACTTGGCGCACACCCGCGACTTGAATGCTGTCTGCACTTTGCACAGGTACAGTGAGGAAAACTTCTATGCCAAGTTCCAGTTCTTCCTGCCGCAAGAGTCGATTGAGCTGATCCCAAACCACTACAAGAGCATTTTCTCTCAGGCTCACGCCAGTGGCATTTTGAGGCTCACGCCGGGTAACGTCACCGACCTAAACGAGATTCAGGAGTACATCAAGCAGCAGTGCGAAAAATACGATGTCAAGGAAATTGCCTATGACCCGTACAACGCTGCTGCTTTGGTGGCAAACCTGTATGCCGATGGGTTGCCCGTGAAAAAGGTGGGTCAGGGTATGGCTATGCTGTCAAACCCCTCTAAGACAACTGAGCAACTGATCCTGAAGAAGGCAATCCACCATGATGGCAACCCATTTGTGGGCTGGCAGCTAGGCAACTGCGAGGTTTACACTGATGTCAACGGCAACGTGAAGGTCAGGAAGAACGAAGCAGACCCGTCAGCCAAGGTGGACGGCATTATTGCCATGATTATGGCTTTGCACTGCCATTTGGATAACGTATTTGTCAGCGAATCATTTGGCTTTAGATCGCTGGAGTGGTAAAGTATTGGAAATTGAGGGGAAATCATGGCGATTTTTGACATTTTCAAGCGTAAAAACACTCAGTCTGAGAGCAATACGTTGTTCGGTCAGACAGCCTTGGGTAACAACATTGTTTATCAGGGCAGTGACAAACGTGCCGGGGTCAACACCCAAATCCTCTATGTGACCACTGCCAGCACCACAACTGCTGGTCGCCCGGTGGATATGTCGGTGCTGACGCGAAACAGCACCATCATGTCGTGTGTGGGCGTGAAAGCACGGGCTTTGGCTCAGTTGCCGATCAAGATTTGCTGCGAGACAGCAGACGGCAAAACCGTTGATGCAACAAAAGGCGAAGGCGTTGGTACGCGAGACAAGGCCAAAGCCAAGCAAGTTGCCAAGCTGCTGAATACGCCCAACAATTTCCAGAGCAAGTATGAGTTCTGGTATCAGTGGTTGATGTGGTACGAATTGTCTGGTGAAGCCTTTACCCTGTGGTGGAGGAAAGACCAAAACAGTTCGACAGAGACTCCATTGGAAATGTATGTGCTGGATTCAACGCTGATTGCGGTGAACATCACGCCTACACGCTATCCGACCTTCCGTCTGTCTACGCCTAGCTATGGTTTCAACAAAGACCATGAGTTCAAGTATTACCAAGTCATGCACAGCAAGGAAATGGCATGGCAAGGCTCGGCTGGTTTCAACAAGGCGATTTTGGCGACTGAGTTGGTTGGCTTGGACCAAGACATTGACCTGTACGCCAACTTTGTCATGCAGAATGGCGCCAAACCATCTGGCATGTTCGTGACCGATCAGATCATCCCTGATGGCAAGTACAAAGAGATTGCCGCCCGTCTGAAAGAGGCGTGGAACAACATGACAGGCAGCAAGACCAGTGACCCAAGCAAGCCGGGTCAGGGCATGTTGCTGGATCAGGGCATGAAGTACCAAAAGCTGGAGATGCTGACGCTGCAAGACGCTGATGCCGCTGCTTTGAAGCTCCAGACCATGCGCCGCATCTGTGGTTTGTTCGGTGTGCCGCCTTCCATGATCGGCATCCATGATGGCAAGTTCAACAACAGCCAAACGGCGTTGGACGAGTTTTACAAAACCACCATGTACCCGACAATCGTCAATATTCAGCAGAAACTGACGCAGCATTTGCTTGATGGCTATCCTTCTCTGTGTGTCGAGTTTGACACCAAGGATTTCCTGAAGGGTGCGCCTTTGGACCAGATGAACTTTGCGACTGCTGGCGTGAAGGGTGGCATCATGACACCGAACGAAGCCCGTAACTATATGAATTTGCCATCTGTCGAAGGTGGTGACGAGTTGGTCAAAGATGCCAAAGATGCTGAACCAGTTCCCGGCTCAAGCGCCCAAGATACTGGTGGCGGTGGTGGCAATCAGACCAAAAAGATGAACATCGGTACAACTTGATTAAAAATGCGTACTGATACACAATATCTGTTAGCATTAGCGAAACAGGTCAAGCGACCTACAAAACAGTTGCCTGTATTGCTAGGGCAACCCCCTAAAATACAGGACAATAATCAATCTATTGCTTTAGGGGCAATCAATGAAGACATTGAATCTAATCTGCGAAGCCAAACTGAACTTGAACGAGAAAGCCGAAAGCGGCGAATCGTCTGGACTGATTGAGGCTCGTATTACGACTTGGGGTGCGCGAGAAGGCGCTGATGGTCGCAAGTTCTTCTACAAGCCAGAAGGCTTTATGCAATGGGCCAGTGAGTTTGCCAAGATGGGCCGACCACTTCCCATGTACGTCAATCACAATTCTGATTCCATTCCTGTTGGCGAGTGGACAAGCATTGAGATGGATGACGAAGGCATGAACGCTTCTGGTCGTTTGTATCTCAACACCACAACTGGCTCTGATCTTTACCAAGTGATGAAGGAATCGCCCAACATGTTTGGTGGCGTTTCTGTTGGCGCTTATGCTGAAGAATATCAGTGGGTCAAAGAGGATGGCGAAGCAATGACCATCGGTTCTGATGATCCATACGAGTCTGGTTATTTCCAAATCACCAAAGGTGGTCTGCGTGAAACCAGTGTGGTGATGCACCCAAATAACATGAAGGCAGAAATCAAAAAGTTGGAGTATTTCCGACCTGACGGTTCTGCTGACTTGAAAGTATTGGAAGAAGCCTTGCGGGATGCAGGTCTGTCCAAGCAGATGTCGGTTGCCGCCGCATCTGTATTCAAAACGGTAATTGAGCAGCGTGATGCTGTGAAGGAGCCTATTGAAAATGCGCCAACTCAGAGTGATTCTGATGCGGAGGCAACCGAAGCGGAAATTCTCGCGGCTCTTGAGCAACGTGAACTTCTGAAACTCCTTGACCAACGCCTTAAAGGTTAAATCATGTCCAAAGAAATCATCGAAAAATTGGATGCTATCGAAGCTAAACAAGCCGAGAGCATCACTGCTGTTGAAGCAAAAATCCCCGCTGCTGTTGAGGCTGTCAAAGCTGAAATGGCTGAAAAAGTCGCTGCTCTGGAAGCTAAAGTTGCTTCTATCCAGATGCCTGAGTTCATTCGCGCCCCTGCCAAGACCGTTCGCCAAGATGTGAACCGTTCTGTGCGTGAGCAATTGGCTACTTTCTACAAAGGCAACAGCCGTTTGGAAAAAGAACTGCAAATCTTTGCAGACGAAAGCCAAATGGACGCTTACCTGAAAGAAGCCTCGGCTCTGACAGGTGGTGGTGATGGCAAGGGTGGTCGTACTGGCTACGATCCTACCTTTACAGCACTGCGTCTGATGAACCCAATGCGTGGCATCTCGCGCACTGTGGCAACTGACGGTTCCTCGTACCAGTTTCGTGTGCGCACGGGCAATCCCGGTGAAGCATGGGGCTATGCGATCCAGAACAACGGTGCAGCCACTACTGAAGACACCAGCATCTGGCAATTGGTTCTGCAAGACTTGAACGTGCAGTTCCCAATCCGTACTGCTGCGCTGGATGACATTGATGGTTTGGAAGCTGTTGTTGTTGACGACATGCTGGCCTCATTCGCACAGAGCGAGGCACTTTCGATGATTCAGAATAATGACCAAGCCGCTCAGTCCAGCACCAACCCTTACGGTGGTACAAACGGTCTGCGTGGTCTGGATCAGTACGCTGGTTCTAACGCTACCTACACTGGTGGTACATCGTCTACTGCTGCGTTCGGCACTTCTGGTACTGGCTCTACAAGCGGTCTGCATTCGCTGGCTACTTACGACCAGATCACCACCAACGCCAACACTGTGGGTGCTAACAACATCCAGTACAAAGACGTTATCAACACGATCTACGCTTTGCCACAACAGTACTGGACTACGAACGCCAAGTTCATGGTCAGCCCAATCTTGGCTCAAGCTATCCGTGGTCTGCAAGACACCAATGGCCGTCCAATCTTCAACTCTACTGAGTCGTTGAACCCCGATGGCATCATTGGTCAAATGCTCGGCTTTGATGTGGTGATGAACAAGTACTTGGACAACCCAAGCCAAGCTACAACTGGTTCTGCTGGCACTACTAGCCTGTACCCAATGTACTTTGGCGATTGGAGCCGTGGTCACACCATCATTGATCGTCTGAACATGGTGATGCGCCGCTACGACCAAACATTACCCGGATTTATTACATTTTTCGGGGAAAAGAGGCTTGCGGTATCAGTTCGTGATCCAAACGCACTGGTGCGCTATCGCTCAACAGGCACTGCGACCTGATAAAACGGAGGGGGGTAATTCCCCCTCCTTTTTGTGCCAACAATTTAGGAACTGTTATGACCATCACCGAACGCATCCTGTCTGGAATTAAGCAAACATTGGAAACTGGCGATAAAGTCACGATTGACTTGCGCGAGGCATCTGCTATCACTGGTTCAGGCTTGAATGTCGGTGGTCGCACTCACTTTGATGACGCATTCGCTACTCTGCGTTATGCAAACCCGTTTCGCCAAGGCGCACGGAACATCAAGGTTCCCGGTAATTCCGCTGTTCAGTTTGTTGCCAAAACTGGTAACGCTGCAAACAGCACAAACCCTTGGGGTTACACAATTAACGCCAACAGTGGTTCACCGAACATTGACACAAGCATTTGGCAGTTGCCGACTCGCGTGATTACGGCACAGATGCCAATTCGCGCTGCTGTGTTGTCAGATGTAAACGGTTTGGAATCCACTTTGGTTGAAGACCTGATGATGGAATTTGCTCAACTGGAAGGCGCATCGTGCGGCCTGAACAATGACCAAGCAGGTTCGACCACCACATCCACTGGTGGCACTGATGGTTTGCGTGGCCTGAACAGTTATCCCGGCGCTGCTGGTGCTGCTGCTGCTTTCGGTACAAGCGGTACAGCCATCACAAACGGTTTGCATACTCTCCGCACTGTTGGCTACAACAACACTGGTGGCCTTGAGGCTGAAACTTTGTCGGCAATAGCAAACGCTTTGCCAGCGCAATACTGGTCTATGCCCGGCACTGCTTGGATGATGCACCCAACAGCCATTCAAACATTGCGTGACTATGCTCATGGCAGTGGTGGCTACTCATTTGCTGACATTGGCTCGGCTGAAGCTGGTTCGTTGCTGCATGTGTATGGTTTCCCTGTGATTCCAAACCCATATTTGGACGCAACTGGCACAGTGGGCTGCAAGTCCATTTATCTTGCAAACTGGCCTCGTTTTATGACCATTGCTGATGTTGAAGAAATGACCATTCAGGCAATGGAGCAAACAACGCCCGGTTTCGTGACCATGTATGCTGAAAAGCGTATGGTCAGCACTGTGCGTGACGTTTTTGCTGGTGTTCGTTCTATCGAGACTTAAACATGAGCGTTGACAACTATCAATACGCTGCGCCCTTTGGGGCACAAACGCGCAATCCGTTCAACTATGCAAAGGTTGAGCAGATTGGTCGTGATAGTTCAACTCAATGGTTGACTCTTGATGAAATGACCAACCAACTGAACTTGTTTGATGACACAAGTCAGGACACATACATTGCAAGCCTTGGAATCGCCACCAGACAAGCGATTGAAGATTACTTGGGGATGTCTATCCTCCCGGTGACTTATCGCGTCTGGTACGGCTCTGAGAGCCTTGTAGCGTCACCCATCAGTTTGGACTTGCCAGAGGTGAGTCAGAACACAACGCCAAGTCAGCCCGGTGTCACAATCAACTCGGTGGGCTATTGGAACGATGCGTTCCCGCCTGTGTTCCAAACGATCACAAACACCAACTATTACTACGATGCTTCTGGCAACAAAGTAATTGTGAACAACCTGCCGACTGACATAAACACGGTGATGACTGCGCCGATCATTGTGGAGTACTCCACTGTGGCAAACCCATTGGCAGCGTATCCTGTGATTAAGCAAGCCGCTTTGCTGCTGCTGACACACCTGTACAACAACCGTGCCAACGCAACAGAGACAAAGCTGAAGGACATTCCTTTTGGCGTGACTACGTTGCTGCGTCCGTACAAGCCACTGGTGATGTGACAT